GGAAGGCCACGTGGGGGCCGTACAGCGGCGCCGGAGCTACCTGGTGGCGTAGCAGCAGGGGCCCTCTGGATGACCTCCCGAGGGCCCCTGCTGTGTTGGCACCTCCGGGCTGGTGGAGGGCCGCTCAGGGGGCAGGTACCCAGTTTCTCAGCAACGACACACTCCCCGGGGGGCGCAGCCTGGGGGGTCATATCGAATGTGTCAAAGCTGAGAAACCCCAGATCAGAGACCTGTCTTTGGGATCTGGGTAGTCGGCGGTGATGGCTTGGGTGGCCTCGTGGACGTCAGCGGAGCGCTGGAATCCCACATAGACAGCCCAGCCTCGTCCGTACCGGCCGACTTCAGCGCACAGGCCGTACTGATCACGGGTGAGACCCCGGTACTTGAGGTTCTGGCGTATGTCTGGAAGGACTGCGGTGGCGTCGTCATAGGACAGGCACCGAGTGGCGGCGATCGGTCTCTGCATGGGGGCACACTAAGCAGACCGGAAACAGGCTGGCAAGACCACGCATGCCATCTGATCAGCGAATATGCGGCTACATGAAGGTTTGCTGGGCAGTCAGGCGGCGCAGGCGAGGGCGTTGCGGCGGACCAGCTCGTCGTAGTCCAGGTCCTCAACGAGCAGCAGGTACCGGCCATCTGACGCCACGACGAAGTCCTCGATGACCTCGCCGGTCACCCGGTCGATGACCTCGCTGCCCCACCTGCACCGCCGGTCGACCTCGTCACCCCGTACGGGAACCACGTCGGGCATCCGGCGCTCGCGCATACGGGGGACGACCATGCCGTGCCACACCGCACGCTGGTCCTTGTGGGCCTGCTGACGGCGCCAGGCGGTCCCGTACGTGCCGACCTCGGCCGCCACGGTGTCCCAGCCCTCCCAGGCCCCTGCGAGGGCCTCAGCGGCCGTCTCAGTGAGCGCCCACAGGCCGTCCTGGCGCTCGACCAGACCGTGCTCGGTCAGCACCTTGAGCTTGCGGTAGACGGTCGCGGAGCTGGCCATGGCGGTCTGGGTCAGCTCCGCGACGGACTGGGGATCCCGCAGGTGAAGGGCGGCCAGGATCTTCAGGGAAGAGGCTCCAAGGCCCCGGTGGGCGAAGGCGTCCAGGCTCATCAGGCGCTCGATGACGGCACCGTCCAGCTCACCGTTTCTCACCATCGATACATTCGACTGTGCCCCCCCAGGCTGCGCCCCCCGGGGAGTGTGTCGTTGCTGAGAACCGTCCTTCAGGTACCAGGTCGATCCCTTGTCAGCGGTACCCACCTCGACCAGCTTCAGCCAGCCCCCGGAGACCAGGCGCTTGGAGGCCCGGTACGCGGTGTTGGCGGTGCACCCGGCGCCCTCTGCGGCCTCACGGTGGGCCAGGGTGTACATCCGGCCACCGGCCTTCTTCGCGGCGTGCCAGTGGGCCATCAGAACGCGGAGATCGGTTGAACCGGACGTGCCCCGCCAGCAGTTGGCGGAGGCGATGGTGTCCCGCAGCGCGACCAGTTCGATCACGGCGTCCTCGCGGGAGCCGACGACGCTGGTGAAGCTGACGTGGTGGCGGGCCCGCTCCCAGATCTTGTCCAGGTACCGCTCGGCCGACGGCTGGCTCATCTCGCGCACGAAGCCGCCGGGACGCGAAGGCCAGTCGATCATGGCCTCGGCGAACTGGTCGCTGGTCCAGCCGCTGCGGACGGCACCGGCGGCGGCGGCCGACATGACGGCGTGCCGGTGCTGGGACTTGGCCCTCTTGGACGAGGTGGAGTCCGTCGTTCCGTAGCGCAGTCCGACGTCACCCTGGTCCATCAGGGCCGTCATGCGCGGGGAGAGTGCGGGGAACCGGCGGAGCCAGTGCTGAGGGTGAAGATCAAGTGGAGACGCGCCGACGGAGGCGGCGGTTCCCCTAATTTTGGCGAGTTTTTCGCCCTGGCTGGCGTGCGGCACGGGTGCGTGGCCCGTAAACTGGCGTGGCACGGCGGGAGGTGCCCTCTCTATTGGCATTGGGGACAAGGGCCCGACCACCGTGGAGGCGATGGTCTGACCGACTAGGTCGCGTCGTCTGAGGGACTGGTAATCCCTTGTGGGAAGCGCACTCTTGGCGGAGAGGCTCCCACCGGCCTTCGGGCCGCTAAGCGAAGAGGGGCGTCACGGAGATGGAGGTCTCCGGGCGCCCCTCCAGCATTTCCTGAGGAAGTCCGTGCATCGTCAGCCCCCTTGGCGGGTTCGGGCACGCCTGTGCCCGGGGGTGGTCTGTGGTGGTGGCTCCAGGCTGGCGGGCCCGGTCGTCCGGAAGACATTGAACATCATCGAGGGCAGAAATGGACAGCCGCCCCCTGAACGGATTGCAGGCGCGGGCCTGCAGCGGCGTGTCATGGCCTCGGGTCGTGTACACCGAGGGCTGTTCTTGGGTAGGCTGGCTCATGCCAGCAACCTCCATGGTCGTAGCGATCTTGTTCGGATATCAGGTTGTTGGCCCCACCGACAGAAGATGACCGGCCAAGGTCTCTGTCGGACGGCCGCTGAGGGATGGGGATCCCGACGACGCGGCCGTTGGTGTTTCTGGAGCCAGGTGAAGCGGACGCGACCCTCGGTGGGCGGTACCGACGATGGTCGCGTGGTCACCCTAGTACTTCTGTGGTGTCAGATGCACGGACCCTGCGCATGAAACCTGCAGGCGCGCCCCGCTGACCCCCTGTCGGGAAATCCGCCGGAGCAAAAACGCGACTCCGCCCGGGGCCGCTGTGTAGCGTCGCGCTCACGCCAGGACCTTCCTGCTCACCGCCATGAGCAGCATCACCACCTTCAAGGGGCCCTCCATGCCGTCCGCTCCGCCTGCGACCTTTTTGTCCCTGCAAGAGCTGTTCGCGAAGCACCTCCCGGGTTACCGCCGCCGCCCGCAGCAGGAGCACTTGGCGCAGGCCACCGAGCTGACGCTGACCCAGGACCTCACTGAGCACGACCCCATGCACCTGGTCGCCGAGGCGGGCACCGGCACCGGCAAGTCCTACGCCGCCCTCGTCGCCGCGATCCTCGCCAGTCGCGCCGGGGGTCCGGATGTGCCCCGCAAGAGGTTCGTCGTCGCCACCGCGACCAACGCCCTCCTGAGTCAGTACACAAAGAAAGATCTCCCCTGGCTGGAGGAGGTCCTGGCCGAGGTCGGCATCGACTTCACCTGGGCTCCGCTCAAGGGCATCGGGAACTTCATCTGCCTGGCCAAGATGGCCGACACCCCCGCGATCGAGAACCTGCAGGCGCTGCGCGAGGAGATCGCGCCGGACGAGAACGGCCAGCTCTCCCACACCGGCGACCGCGACGACGTCACCACGCCAGTCGATCAGCGCCGCGAGTGGCCGCTGGTGTCCGCCTCCAGCGACGAGTGCCCCGGTCGCTCGAAGTGCGGCTTCGCCGAGCAGTGCTTCGGCCTGCGGCACAAGGACGCCGCCATGGGCGCCGACATCGTCGCGACCAACCTGGCCGTCCTGCTCACCGACACCAAGATCGCCCGGGAGACCGCCGGAGACGACGGCGAAGGCCCCCGGATCCACGCCCTCCTCGGTGACTACGACGGCCTGATCATCGACGAGGCCCACGAGCTGGAGGACCAGGCCACCAACCACCTCGGTTTCGACATCAAGCAGGGTGGCCTGCTCAAGTGGGCCGACCAGGCCATGAGTTTCCTCGCCGTCCACGAGGACGTGGACGAGCAGCGCGTCGGGAAGAGCTACGACGCCCACCAGGACGTCATCACCGCCATTGACGCGCTGACCCAGCCGATCGCCGACCAGCTGGCGCACGACCAGACCGGCGCCATCGACGCTGAGTTCATCGGCGACCACGCCGACCGGTTCGTGGCGCTGTGGATGGCGCTCGAAGTGCTGCGGCAGCGCGTCGTCAAGCGGAAGATCGCCGACTCCTCCGACCAGGAGAAGGAGGAGGCGATCCGCAATCGGATCATCACCGTCGGCCGCAACTTCCTGGCCAACATCAAGGCCGTCATGCTCGCTGACCCCAACGAGATGGTCCGCTGGGCCGAGATGTACGGCAACGAGCGCATGACCGTCGGCAAGCGCTGGATGATCAAGGCCGCGCCCATCGGCGTCGGCTCCTACCTCCGCGAGGAGCTGTGGAGCCGCTACCCGGCCGTCCTGATGTCGGCCACCCTCAGCGCGGGCACCGGAGCGCACCGCTTCGACTACATCGCCCGCCGCCTCGGCCTGAAGGACACCGCCGCCACCCTCGACGTCGGCAGCCCCTTCGACTACCGCCACCAGGCCCTCACCTTCCACCCGGCCGCCGATGTTCCGGTCCCCGCAGGAGACACGCGGGGGGAGTGGGAGAGCTGGGTGTCGGCCGCCACCCTCGAACTCGTCCGGGCCGCCGGGGGAGGGGCTCTGCTCCTCTACACCTCCCGCAAGGCCATGACCGAGGCCTACAACGTCATCGGCGGCCAGCTGCGCGCCGACGGCTACGCCACCTTCGTCCAGGGCGGCGACATGAGCGTCAAGGAGATGGCCGAACGCTTCCGCGCCGACGAGCACTCCGTCCTGTTCGGCCTGCGCTCCTTCATGACCGGCATGGACTTCCCCGGCAACACCTGCCGCCTCGTCGTCGTCGACAAGCTCCCCTTCGCCGTCCCCAGCGACCCCATCCACAAGGCCCGCAGCGAGGCCATCGAGCGCCAGGGCGGCAACGCCTTCGCCGACCTGGTTGTGCCGTCCATGACCCTCACGCTCCTGCAGGCGTACGGCCGCCTCATCCGCAGCGTGGGCGACTCCGGCGTCGTCGCGATCATGGACCCGCGTCTGGCCAGCAAGCCCTACGGCCGAAAGATCGTCAAGGCCCTCCCTCCCGCTCCAGTCACCACGGCACTGGCCGACATCGTCGCCTTCTACCAGGGTTTCACCAGCGAGCTGCCCGCCGCCGCTTGAGAATCCGGATTTCCGCTTTTCTTGTCACCCACCCCCTCCAGGGGGTATGGTGAAACCACGTTCTCCGCCAAGAGCGAATAACCTCACACGCACAGGAGCAATAACGTGACTTCCGCCTCCGCCACGGAATCCACCAGCACCGAACTCGTTCCCTCCCTCCCGTTCGACTTCGACAAGCTCGGCGTCGAGCTGAAGAACGACCCCAGCCTCAACCTCTCCGACGTCCTGGCCAGGCTGGCCACCATCCAGCCCATCGACCCCGACAAGCCGGTGAAGACCGCCTCCGTCGTCGAGCTGGTCACCGGCGAACTCATGCTGGCCATCGAGGAGATCCCCAAGGTCTTCGGGAAGGTCAAGCCCCCCGCCAGCCGCCGACTCCTCAACAACACCGAGCTGGCCAAGCTGCGCATCGAGAAGATCCAGATCGACACCGCGATGAAGGCGCTGACGGCACGCAAGAACGAGATCCACACCATGGTCTCGGTCCACTTCGACGTCGTCGCCGAAGAGCACAAGAAGATCGACCCCGAAAAGACCCCGAAGAGCGCCAAGGGCCACTACCTGATCGCCTCACCCGGAAACCCGGAGCGCGCCGACATCAAGGACGGCCTGAAGCACTTCACCCGCGAAAAGGCCAAGGATACCGTCGAGTGGAGCATGGACGCCCTGCTCGACCTCCTGGAAAGCGGCAAGATCACCCGCGCCGAATTCCGCGCGATCACCAGCACCCAGCACGTCATCGACCTCGACAAGATCAAGCGCGTGCTCACCCTCAAGAACAAGATGGCCCGCTACCAGGAGATCGTCAGCAAGATCAGCACGGTGAAGCACGGCACGCTGAGCATCAACCTGCGCTAGGCACCCCGCAATCTTTACGACACCATTACAGCCCCCGCCGCCTCCGCCCCTGACCCGGGCGGAGGCTCGCGGCATGTGGAAGGACGAATATGCCTCCCCTGACCATGGAGCCCATCATCGTCGAGCCCGAAGACCTCACGGCCCGGGTCTCTGATCCCAAGCGCGGCCGGTACATCCTGTACGACACTGACTTTCCCGTGGAGACCGACCCGAAGTACGCGGTCGCCCCCGGCACCCCGCCGCTGGCCGTCCCGCACTTCGGCGTCGGCGAGGTCGCCTGCTTCGCGTTCGCCGGACAGCTCGACTGGCTCAAGCGCCAGCTCAAGGGCAAGCCCTACAGGCTCGCCACCGGCGACACGAAGACCTGGCCCCTCCTCCTGAACGGCGAGCCCCTGGAGTTCCGCAGCGTCACCCGAGGGGGCGCCACGGTGCCCAAGCGGTACACGCTGCCCGACGTCGAACGCCTCGCCTGCGCCCTGTACGAGCGCGGCGACATCGACGGCCACGAACTTCAGCGCGTGTGCCAGATCCTCCTCGCCATCGCCCGCCAGTACTGGGCCCGGACCAAGAAGCGCGAGGGATGATGCGCCCCACCCTGCTCATCGACGGCAACAACATCCTGATACGCGCCGTCGAGGCCACCCGCCGCTCCGCCATGCACAGCGACGACGGCACCGACACCAGCGCCCTGGTCGTCTTCATCAAGACCATCTCCCGCTACATACGCGAGGAGAAGCCCTACCGCGTCATGGTGCTCTGGGACAGCGGACCGGACTGGCGCAAGCAGATCTACCCGAAGTACAAAGCCAACCGGCCCCAGGTCACCGACGAGTACCGCAGCGTCACCCGCAGGCTCGTCCGGCAGTTCCTCTCCCTCGCCCGGGTCCCCTGGACCTATCTGCCAGGGTTCGAGGCCGACGACCTCATCGCCGCGCACTGGCGCTACGCCCACGAGCCGGTCGTCATCCTCTCCAGCGATAAGGACATGCTCCAGCTCGTCGGCGAGACCCCGACCGGCCACCCGTGCACGCAGATCCGCATCTCCAGCTACAACACCCCCACCGACCGCTGGGACGAGGACAAGGTCATCGAGCGCTACGGCTGCACGCCCGCCCAGCGCCCCCTCGTGATGTCCCTGACCGGCGACGCCTCCGACGGCATCCCCGGCGTGAAGGGCATCGGCGACGTCTACGCCCTCAAGCACCTCACGGCCGCCGGATGGGACCTGGGCGCCGTCGAGCACCCGGCCATCATCGAGGCCCGCGAGAAGGGCGAGATCGCGGTCTACCGCCAGCTCGTCGACCTCCGCGACGTCCCGTACGAGATGATCCCCACCGGCCCCGGCCCGTTCATGCCCGTCACCCCCGGCCCGGACGCCGCCTGGCAGGCCCTGTGGGCGTTCCTGAACCGCTACCAGCTGCGCGAGATCGAGCGCCAATTGATGGCCGGAGAACTCTGGTAGAGCAGTTTCTTGCTCTCGACCTGGACCGGCGGTTAGCGTCAAAGCGCCTTCACCGCCAGGAGGCCCTCTTCCACGGCAGACCGCCATCTTGCCGTGCCCAGCCACCGCCAGGTTGGAGACCTCGTGCTCGACTTTTCCGCCCCTGCCTACGGCAAGGCCGCCGTGCCCGCTGCACCGCCGGTGACCATCCGCCCGGCCGCCGCGCCCGGCCCTGTCGCCATGGCAGCCACCGACCTCCTCAACGCCCCCATGGACTGGTCCTGGGAGCAACTGCGCGACTACGTCATGCGTTCGGTCGCCGAGCGCCACGGCCCCCAGCCGCGCCGCGAGGCCCACACGGTCAACTCGATCTTCAAGAGCTTCGCCGCCCGCTGGGGCAACCAGGCCGGGCCCATCGCCCGCTTCGCCTTCGAGCAGCAGGACGGCTACTGGCGGCAGTCGCCTGTCACCGTCACCCGTTTCACCATCGGCAACGACGACTTCTTCGCGGGCCCGATCAGCGAGCGGCTGGCCGATGCCTGAGCCCGCCTGCTGCCCCAACTCCTACGTCCGCCCCATCGACGGCGGCCTGGAGATCGAGGACGGCTCAGAACGCTGCTGCGGCCCCGAAGGCCACGTTCTCCTGAACGTGGAGGAGTGGCACGACGCCATGCACCGCTGGGAGCAAGAGCTGCTCAACACGCACATCCAGCGGTTCAAGATCCTTCAGGCGTACGACCTGGAGGGCACCCCCTGCGCCGACAGCGTCCTCCGCAAGACCTTCTGATCTACCACCGCCCGGCCGCCACTGGGCCTTCATCAAGGACCGCCACCTTGAAACGACCTCCGCCTCCTCCGTCCTGCCAGCCGCTGTCCAACCCGGACTTCGACCGGCTCAAGGCCGTCCGCCCCCGCCTATGGACCAGCCCCAAGGACACCTGCCTGACCTGCCTCAAGCGGGACAGCAACACCTACCGCTGGTACGCCGACGACGCCGCAAACCGCCGCACGGAGGAGGTCGTCACCTACGAGTGCGACTGCCGCGACCAGTGGCTCATGCACCTGTGGTTCCTCAACGCGGGCATCCCAATGAACTACCAGCGCCTGGGCTGGGACGACATCAAGACTGTTCCGCAGCACATCGTTGAACAGGTCATGGGCTACGCCCTCCAGGCGGCCCGCAACATAGCCACCGGACGCAACCTGATCCTCTGGTCCAAGGACCCCGGCACCGGCAAGACGCTTTTCCTCGCTCTGCTGTGCAAGTTCCTCATGGCCAACGGATTTCAGGCCCACTTCTCGCAGTTCAACGACGTCATCGACCTCTTCACCTCCACCTGGCGCGACAAGGACGAGCGCGAGCACTGGACGCGCCGCGTGCGCAACGTGGACGTCCTCGCCATGGACGACATGGGCAAAGAGAACAAGGGCCGGATCGACGTAGTCGAGGACATGGTCGACCGCATCATCCGCGCCCGCGTCTCCGATGCCGCGCCCACGATCATCACCAGTAACCGATCTCCCCAGGAGATCCAGCAGGGCTACGGCGTCTACGCGATGAGCCTGCTCAGCGAGTCCGCCGACTTCATCGAGATCCCCGGCACCGACTACCGGCCGGTGCGACGCGAACTCTCCCGCCAGGAAGCCGAACTCGGCCTGGCCCGACCCATCACGGCGGTATGACATGAGCTTTGACGACGAGCTTTTCGCATCTATCCCCAGGACGGCCAACTCCCGAGGGGGAACGCTTCCGGCGTCCATGGGCCTGCCCGCTGCCTGGGAGGCCACGGCCAACAACCAGGTCACCCGGCACTACACCCCGAAGGCGGGCATGACCGCTGAGAAGGCCGCCGAGCAGGTACGCGTCGTCGACCACAAGGTCCGCACCCTGAGCACCCTCCTGGGTACTTCCAAGACGGCCGTCCTCGAACTGGAGAAGCGCGTCGGCGAGATCGCCGCCGCCATGCGCGGCCCCGAGTCCGAGCTGGCCACCGCGAACCAGGCCCTGATCGACCTGCAGAAGCGCAACGACAACCTCATCAAGCAGTGCCGGATGTGGAAGCAGCGCACCGAGGAAGCCAAGCAGACGGCCGAGCGGTACGAGACCGAGCTGAACAGGGCCCGCCAGCAGGCCGAGACGCCGAACTTCGTCACCTTCATCCGCCAGCGCACCCCGGGCGACTCCGTGCGCCACCTGGCCGGTGAGGTCATGAAGCACGCCGAGGGCAACATGGAGCTGGCCGGGCTCGCCGTGGCGCTGCGCATGGTCGCCGCCGACGTCGACAGCCTCCCGCAGGGCGCCCGGTGACCCTGGCGGCCAAGACTCTCGGGGACCCCCTCTCGCCGAGGGAGGGGGACATCGTCCAGCTCGCGAGCGGGGGGTACAGCGACGCCGAGATCGCTGGCGACCTGGAGATCAGCGTCCACACCGTCCGCGAGTACTGGCGCTACCGCATCCGCCCCTGCCTCGGCGCCGACAACCGCACGCACGCAGTCGCCCTGGCCGTCGCCAAGGGCCTGGCGTTCCCACAGGTGACCGCATGACCATGCACGCAGAGACCGTCCTCTACGCCAGCCTCACCGACGTAGACGCGCTGGAGCAGCTGGCCGACACAGGCCTGGACCCGGCGTGCATCCCGACGACCGGCATGCGCGACGTCGTCGAGTGGACGGTCTCCTACTTCTACCGCTCCGGCCGCACCAAGGCGCCCTCCCGCGAACTCCTGCAGGAGCAGTGGGGACACCGGCTGGAGCAGTGCAACATCGTCCTGCCGGACGAGGACCTCGAAGTCGACGAGGTCTTCGCGGCGATCGAGTACCTGCAGAGCCAGTACGTCCTGGCCGAGTCCCAGCGCCTGCAGCGCGAGGCCGCCGTCGCGATGGCCAACGCCGAGCCGCACGAACGCGTCGAGGCCGTCCACCAGGCCGCCGCCGCCTTCCACGGCCTCTCCATGTCGGTCCGCAACCGGCAGAACGAGGTCGAAGGCGTCCAGGGACTGCGCGACTCCCTCGCCCGCTACGACCAGCGCGCCGCCGCACCGAAGGTCGTCACCGGCATGTCCCTCGGGATGGAGGCCGTCGACAATCACACCCTCGGCGTCCACGGGGGCGAGATCTGCGCCTGGTGCGCCCCGCCCAAGGGTGCCAAGTCGTTCAGCGCCACCCACGTCGCCAACACCGAGTGGCGGCGCGACCGGGAGACCGTCCTCTACACGCTGGAGAACAGCGTGCAGATGACGTACGACCGGCTCGCCTGCCAGATCTGCTGCGTCGACTACCGCGAGTACCAGAAGGGCACGGCCGCCGCTGAGGACGTCGACCGAGTCCGCACCTGGCTCGCCGAGAACGAGCAGGACCTGAAGGACGGCCTGCACGTCCTCTCCCCGGACGACGGCCTGCGCACCCCCGCCGCCCTCATCCGCCAGGCCCAGTCCTACGGGGCGAAGTCGATCATCATCGACCAGCTCTCCCACATCCAGCACCCCAACCCCAACCCCCGGCGGCCCAAGCACGAAACGATCGCCGAGCTGATGAACGAGCTGTCCACGCTCATCACCACCGGCCGCTACATGCCGTCGGTGCTCCTGAACTGCCAGATCAACCGTGAGGGCGTCGCCGCCGCCCAGAAGGCCGGACGACTGGAGATGCAGCACATCGCCGACTCCTCGGCGATCGAGCGCTACAGCTCCTGGGTGTTCGGCCTCATCCGCTCAGAAACCGAGGTCGCTGCCGGTATGGCCACCCTTCAAATGCTCGCGTCCCGACGCATGGACCTGACCAACTGGCGCTGCGCCTGGGAGCCCTGGTACGGCACCCAGCACGTCCTCGGCGAGGTGACCCTGTGACCGCCTACGCCTTCCCCTGCGCCGTCCAGCCCGAGCTGTTCGACACCGGCAAGACACGCGAGACCAAGGCCGCCCGCAAGGCCCTGCGGATCTGCGGCACTTGCCCCGTGGAGCTGGCCTGCCGTCGTGCTGGCCGCGAGGGCCGCGAGTGGGGCATCTGGGGCGGAGAGACCCAGGGAGAGCGCTGGGCTGCCCTCGGCATCACCGAAGCCGACCTTCTCCCACCGGACTGCGAAAGCGAGATGGCCTACCGCCGTCACAATGACGCGGGCGAGGACTGCGAGCCCTGCCGCCTGGCCCACAACGCCCGCCAGCAGGCGTACAAGGAGGCCGCCGAGGAGCGCAAGCGCAAGGAGAAGGCCGCAGCAGCCGCCAGGCGGGCCGAGGAGCAGCAGCAGTACGAGGAGATCCCCGGCAGCCGCGTCAGCCTCTTCCAGGCCCCCCTGCGGCCCATCTGCGGCACCGAACGCGGCTACCGCGCGCACTTCAAGAAGAACGAACTCCAGCTCGCCCCGCACCCGGAGTGCACCTGCCGCGAGGCGCACCGCGTCCAGCGCGCGGCCGAGCGCGCTTCCCAGAAGGAATCGAAGGTCGCCGCATGACCTCCACCGCACTGGGGCCGTGGCTCATCGCCTTCACCGGCGACCCGGAGAGCCGCTGCCCGAAGTGCCTCACCCAGTTCCCCGTCACCGAGTACCACGACACCGTGGTCGTCGGGATGTGCAAGGAGCGCCGCGACGCCATCGTCGCCATGAGCGACACCCCAGGGGACGTCCCCGACGAGACCACAGAGCACCTCTGCCGGGGCTGCGCCTCCTGCGGGTACGTCTGGAGCGAGCGCGTGGCCTCCCCGGCCGACCTGGCCCGCATCAAGGCCGTCGACTCCTATGACGACTGACCTCGACCAGCTCACCGCGCTCCCCGACGAGCACAAGGCCCAGATCGCCAAGGACGTCCTCGACTCCCTCGGCATCCAGGTCAAGCGACAGGTCCGCGACGAGCTGATCATCCCGTGCCCGGTCGGGGCCTTCCACAACGACCAGGAGCGCAACCCCACCGCCGCCCTGTCGGCCTCGAAGCTGCTGTTCCACTGTCTCGGATGTGACTCCAGCGGCACCATCCTGTGGCTCATCGCCACGGTGCGCGGCGACACCACCATCGACGAGGCCCGCGAATGGCTCCTCGGCGAAGCCGGACTCACCCGCGCCGTCGGCCTGCCCGACATGCTCGCCTTCTTCGACGCCCTCTACACGCCGAAGTCCCGGCCGCCGATGCCGGTCTACAGCCCCCGCATGCTGGAGCGCTGGCAGGGCGTCCCCGACTACATCACCCGCGAGCGCGGCATCCCGATCGAGACCTGCGAGCGGATGGGCATCTGCCTCGACCCCGACGGCTTCATGGGACCGCCCGAGGCCCGGGTGCGCACCGGCCCGCGCGCCGTCATCCCGCACTACTGGGAAGGCCAGCTCGTCGGCTGGCAGTCCCGCCGCCTGCCCGCTGCCGACCCGAGCGCACCGAAGTACCTGAGCACCCCCGGCTTCCCTCGCGACGAGACGATCTTCGGCCGCGAGTTCCTGCGGCACGAGGTCGTCGTCGTCGAGTCGCCCATGAGTCAGCTCCGCCACCAGCACCACAGCAACATCGAGGGAACCTTCGGCGCCGTCGTCACCGACGAGCAGATCGAGCACCTGGTGCGAGGCCGCAAGAAGCTCATCTGGTTCATGGACAACGACGACGCCGGATGGCGCGCCGTCGCAGGCCGCACCTACAACGGCAAGTTCTTCCCTGGTGCCCCGCAGCGCGCCTCCGCCTGGTGCCAGAACTGGGTCGTGCAGAGCCCCTTCGCTGCTGACCCCGCCGAGATGTCCGATGCGCTGTACGACGTCCTCGTCAACGAGTACGCGGTGCCCTGGCAGGTCTGGGAGAAGCCGAAGGTCCTCTACTGCCACCTCTGCTTCCAGGTCGTGCATCCCGGCCGGTGCGCTGTCTGAGTCGCCCCGGGCGGCCCAAGGGGTGACCACCCCAGGAGGAACGTATGCTCAAGTTCGGCACCGGCCAGATCACCGCCGTCGGAGACCAGGTCGAGGACGCGCTGACGTCCAAGATCGCACGCGCGCTGACCCCGGCAGAGTGGGAAGCGCTCGTCCAGGAGACGGGCGAGGACAACGAGGGGGAGTAGGCGATGACGGGACTGCGCATCAACGGCCGTCCCGAGCACATCATCATCTCCACCGGCAGCAGCCTGGTACCCACCGCGCCCCGCCCGGCGCCGGTCGTCCACGACGTCAACGGCTACTACGCCCGGCTCGGTGTGCCGACGACGGCGACCAAGCGGGAGATCCGCGAGGCGTACCAGGCCCTCGGCGGCCCCAACAACGCCGAGCTGACCGAGATCTTCAAGGTGCTCATCAACCGCGAGCGCCGGGCCGCCTACGACCGCAAGCAGCCCGGCACCACCTTCGTGGACCGCGCGGCCGTGCAGGCCATCCTCCGCAAGGCAGCCGCCCAAGCCGCCCAGGAGAACGCCGAATTCGGCACCGGAAGAACCGCCAGAGACATTATTGAAACTCTGGCTGAGGAGACCGGAAATCCGGTCCTTCAATTTCTTGCTTCGGGTTCCACCGAAGGCTTTGATGATGACGGAGACAGGGACCGCCATCCCCGATCCGACCCCCCGGCCGCATGGCCGTACTCCTACCTGCTTCTGGCCTCTACCTGCGACGACGTCGACAGGCTGGCCCAGTGGCGGGAAGGGCTCGCGCAGGCCCTGACGGGCCGTGGATGCCCCCACTTCGCGGTGGGGTTCCACGCCGCCAACGACCTGCCGTTCCTCGTGGTGCGAGACATCGGAATTCCCGTCGTCTTTCTCCACGAAGAGGCCACGGTGACCGGGGAGTTGATTACGGCAGCTGCCACTGCCGTCGTCGCATAACTGGCTTCACCTGCCATCAAAGATCATCAGGAGCCTTCGTGACCGCCAACACGAGCCCCGTCATCAACTTCCGCCGAGGCGGCACCGCCGCCGAGCAGGCCGAGAAGGAGGCAAGCGTCTCCTCCAGCGGCCGTCGCGGCCCCGACTACTTCGGCCTCAAGGACGACGGCGACTCCGCAGTCGTCCGCCTCCTCACGGACCACGACGACTGGATCTGGGTCAACCAGCATTCGTTTGTGCCCACCAAGCCGGGCCCCAAGGATGCCGAGAAGTGGCCCAAGAACATGACCTCGGTGTGCCGCTACGACAAGGCGTTCGGCGGCCACTACCAGGACTGCTACATCGACGACGGCAAGCTGAAGAACTCCTTCGGCAAGCCCGCCACCGCTCGCCCCCGTGTGTGGGCCCTCGCCATCGAGCGGGAGATCGTGCGTGGCGACGGCAGCGAGGCCCTCGGAGGCCCGGCCAAGCAGGGTGTCGTCGTCGGCATCCGCGACAAGATCGACGAGGTCGACGAGCTGGGCTCCGACGGCAAGCCCACCGGCAACAAGCTGAAGTACCCCCGCATCCTGGTGATCAACCAGCCCATGAAGGGCTTCTTCGCCCACTTCAAGGCCCTCCACGGCCTGTACGGGACGGTCGTCGACCGGGACTTCAGCGTCACCCGCAGCGGCACCGGCACCGACACCGAGTACAAGATCGTCCCGATCGACCCGATCACGGACCCGGCGACCGGCCAGAACCTCATCAAGCCGGGCACCCCCATCTGGGAGAAGTACCTCCAGGCCGTCGCCGAGCGCGAGGTCAGCCTGGAAGGCATCGTCGCCGACAAGGCCTCCGACGAGTACTACGCCCGCTTTTTCGACCCGACCAAGACGGTCGAGAAGGACGGCACCATCGTCGCCGCCACGGCGGCCACCGGCGGCATGGTGAACCTCTCGGCCGCCGACAGCGGTCCGGCGGACATCTCCGGCGACCTGCGCAGCCGCATCGCGAACCTCGGCGTACCGCAGACTCCCGCCGCCTGATCCAGGCGCACACAGACACCGGTCCGCCCCGGTGCCGTCAGATACGGCGCTCAGCGTTTCAGCGCTGCGTTCTTCCCCGGGGCGGCCCGGTCAACCTTCACCACCCTCCACGCGCAAGGACCACCACCGTGCTGCGCCTCATCAGCTCCTACGCACCTGACGCCCCTTATGTGCAGGTTGGCGAACTTCGCGCCCAGCTTCCCGCACTCGTCGAGCACGAGGAAGACGGCACCCGCTGGCTGCTCGTCCCCGCTGCCGCGCCCGTCATCGTCACCCACCTGACATGGCGCCGCGCACTGAACGACGGCGCGGCCGGAGTCATGGAGGCGCTGGAGGACGGTGTCACTGCCGTCCCGGCACACCGAGTCGAGGAACAAGACCTCGGCAGCGACAGGCTGTGCCTCGCCTACAGCCGCTCCGCGATCTTCGACGACGAGGACGGCATCCCCACCTACCACGAGGTCCTCGACCAGCTCGAAGCCCTCGACAGCCCACCCGGCACTCGCCCCGGCGGGTTCGTGCACCTGCACACCCACAGCGAGTACAGCCCCCTCGACGGCCTGTCCCGCATGGACGAAATCCTCCGTGAGGTCACCCGCCACGGCCAGAGCGCCGTCGCCATCACCGACCACGGCACCTGCGCCGGACACCCCGAGCTGCAGCGTGCCGCCGACAAGGCCGGGGTCAAGCCGATCTTCGGCATCGAGGCGTACCTGTGCGACGACCGCGTCATCCGCGCCGAGCCGGGTGACAAGGAGATGCAGGCCAGCCTTCGCAACGACTACTGGCACGTCTGCCTGTTCGCCATGGACAACACCGGCCTGCGCAACATCTGGGCAGCCAGCACCGAGTCCTTCCGCGACGGCCTCTACTACCGGCCCCGCATGGACTGGGACACCCTCGGCCGGTTCAGCGAGGGCGTCATCGCCTCCACCGGCTGCCTGCGCGGCCCGGTGGCCGTCGCCATCAAGAACGGCGACGCCGACCTGGCCCTCCAGCGCCTGACCCGGCTCATGGACCTGTTCCCCGGCCGCCTGTACGTCGAGCTGCAGCCCAACGACATGCCCGACCAGGTCAAGCTCAACACGGCCCTGGTCGCCCTGGCCCGCGAGTTCAACCTGCCGCTGCTGGCCACCGTCGACTCCCACTTCCCGACCGCCGACGACGCCCACGCCCACGACGTCTGGATCGCCTGCCAGACCAACAAGGACGTCCAGGACGAAGGCGACCTCTTCGCCGAGGACCTGAACCTCTACGTCATGGGCGAAGCCGAGGTCCGCGCCGGGCTCGCCTACCTCGGCCAGGACGTCGTTGAGGAGGCCATCGCAAACACCCGGGCGCTGGCCGAGCGCTGCGACGCCCGGATCGAGGGCGAGACGACCACGCCGTCCTTCACTGGTGACCCGGCCGAGGACGAGCGGCGCCTGCGCGAGCTGTGCCTGGACAACTGGAACCGACTGCCCGCCAACGCCCAGGACTTCTCCGACACCGAGCGGGTCTACCGAGACCGGTACGCGAGGGAGATGGAGCTACTTGTCGACAAAGGGTTCTGTGGCTATTACCTGATGGTCGCGGACTATGTTGGCTGGGCGAAGGACCACGGCATTCTGGTCGGCCCCGGACGCGGCTCCGGCGGCGGCTCCCTCGTCGCCTACCTCGCCCGCATCACCTCGCTGGACCCGGTCAAGCATGACCTCCTCTTCGAGCGCTTCCTGACGCGCGGCCGTGCGGGCCTGCCCGACTTCGACGTCGACTTCCCCGCCAGCAAGAAGGCCCATATCCTCGGCTACCTCCGCGAGCGCTGGGGCGAGCGCAACGTCGTCTCCATCGGCTCCGAGCTGCGCCTGAAGAACAAGGCCGTCATCAACGAGCTGGTCCGCGCGCTGGCGTCCTCCCTCCCCGAGGGCGCGGCGGCCGACCTGCGCCAGGTCTCCGCCCTGATCGACGAGGCCGAAGCGGGCACCGCCGGGCTCGGCATGTCCTGGGAGGACCTCTGGGTCCAGCACGGCGAGCAGCTGCAGCCGTTCGCCGACCGCTACCCCGAGCTGTTCGCCATGGCCGAGCGTCTGGTCGGCCGCCTGAAGTCCTACGGCCGCCACGCGGCCGGGGTGGTTATCTCCACCGGCGCCCCGCTCACCGACTGGCTGCCGATGCGCACCATCGACGGCGAAGAGCAGATGGTCACCCAGTGGGCCATGGGTGACGTCGAGGCGATCGGCCTGGTCAAGTTCGACATCCTCACCCTGCGCACCCTGGACACCATCCAGGAGACCCTCGACCTGGTCCGCGAGCAGCGCCGGTACGAGATCGACCTGGAGGCGTGGGAGGTCGAGTTCGAGGACCCCCTGGTCTGGGAGGAGCTGCAGGCCGCCCACACCGTCGGTGTCTTCCAGATCGAGACCCACTCCGGAACCCGCCTGTGCGAGCGCATGCGCCCCCGCAACGTCGCCGAGCTGGCCGACATGGTGACGATCGTCCGGCCCGGCCCGATGAACTCCGGCCTGACCGACCTCTACCTGCGCCGCCGCGCGGGCGAACAGGCCGTCACCTACCCCGACCCCCGCCTGGAGAAGGTCCTCGCCCCCACCTACGGCGCGATGATCTACCAGGAGCAGGTCATGGCCGTCACACAGCTCCTCGCCGGGTACGACGAGTCCGAGGCCGACGGCGTCCGCCGGATCCTGGGCAAGAAGAAGATCTCCGCCATCGCTGACGCCGGGCAGGAGTTCCTCTCCCGCGTCGACATACCCCGCGAGCAGGCCGAGCGCCTGTGGTCCCAGATGGCCGAGTTCTCCAAGTACGGCTTCAACAAGAGCCACGCCTACGCCTACGCGTTCCTCGCGTTCTGGACCGCGTTCCTCAAGGTCAACTACCCCCGCGAGTTCCTCGTCTCCGCCATGTCCACCGTCGACAAGGACCGCGTCCCCGAGTTCGTCAAGGAGGCCCGGCGCCTGGACGTCGAGGTACTCCCCCCGGACATCAACACCTCCGGCCCCGGCTTCACCGCCGACCCCGAGCAGTACGCCGTCCGCTACGGCCTCGGCTCCGTCAAGGGCGTCGGCGACGTCGCCGTCAAGGCCCTCGTCGAGACCCAGCCGTACGCCTCCTGGGAGGACTTCGAGACCCGCAAGAGCCCCAAGGCCAACGCGGGCGTCGTCGCCCTTCTCGCGCGCATCGGCGCCTTCGACACGCTCGTCAGCAACCGGCGCGGACTGGAGGCCAAGCTGTTGGCTGCCAAGACCAAAGAGGACGCCCGCTGCGTCCACAAGATCGAGCTGTTCGAGTCGACGGCCCTGCCCTGTAGTTTCAACTGGGCCAGCGAGCCCGCCCCGGTCAACCCGCGCACCGGCAAGACCCTCAAGCGCAAGCCGCTGCCCAAGCGCTGCACCAAGGCGTGCCGCCAGTACACCGCGCCGCCGCCGCTGCAGATCGAGGCGGTCGAGCCCTACAGCCCCGTGGACATCCGGACTATCGAGCACGAGATGCTCGGCACCTACCTCTCCAGTACGCCGTTCGACGACCTGGACCCCAACGACCGCGCGGTCTGCCGTGCCCAGGCCGAGCAGCTGGCCGCAGGACCCAACGGCACCTACTACGTCGCCGCGATCGTCGCCGGGGCCCGCCCGCACAGGACGGGCGACATGGGCTTTTTGACCCTGGAGACCGAACTGTCCACCCTCCGCGTCGCCGTGTTCCGCGACGCCTGGGCCGTCGAGCAGCGTCGCTTCACCAAGGGCGCCCTCTGCCTGGCCGAACTCCGCAAGAACGACCGGGGCCTGTCCCTCGTCACCTACCAGCCCCTGTGAGAGGCACCGCCATGTCGATCATCTCCTCCATCAGCCACCCGTACTGGTCCCCCCTCGGTGTCGCAGCCAAGGCGACCCGCAACGGCCTGCAGATCTCCCAGGCCTCCGTCGCTCAGCACACCGGCCTCACCGTCCGTCAGTACGCAGCCCTGGAGAGCGGCTTCATCCCGCCGGACGTCGCCGAGGGCCTCGGCCGACTCAGCCTCTCTCGCCTCGATGAGGCCCTCGGCTGGGAGGAGGGCACCGCCCGCGCCCACGTCGACAAGGCTCTGACGGCCGCCATGTTCCCGACCGCGCCCCCCTCCGTCCCCCACTTCCGGGACGAGACGCTCACCAACCTCGACCGCTCCACCTACCCGCAGGCCGCCTGGCGCCGTCTCGGCAAGGCCATCCAGGCATCCCGCATGTCCTTCGGCATGAGCCGGGGAGCCCTGGGCTACGGCATCCAGTCCACCAGCAAGAGCATCCTGCGCATCGAAGAGGGCCGCGTGTACGGCGACCCGCGCACCGCCCCTCCTGGCGACTACCAGTCCGAGAGGTACGTCCTGAGGCGCCTGGCGCTGCTGGAGATGGCCCTTGAGTGGGAGATGGGCCAGGCCGCGCAAATCCTGGAAGGCCAGAACCAGGCCACTGTCAGTCCTGCAGCGTAAGCTGCGAAATCGAGCCAACCGCCATTGGCCACAGCTGACCGCCATCAGCTACTCCCCGCAAGGAGACCCCGCACCATGCCTCCCAAGAGCCGTCTCGCCAAGCTGCGCGCGGACCTGACCAAGGTCTACGGCGACCGCGTCACCCGGCGCGACGCGATGGTCCGCCCCACCTTCATATCCAGCGGCAGCCTCACCCTCGACTACGCCCTCGGCGGCGGGTTCGCCCTGAAGCGCACTCACGAGATCGTCGGACCCGAGGGCATGGGCAAGACGACCCAGTGCATCCTCGCCATGGTCGACGCCCAGCGGATGTTCCCCGACCGGGGCGTCGCGGTCATCGACATGGAGCAGTCCTTCGACTTCGAGTGGGCCGAGAAGCTCGGCCTGGACCTCGACGAAGACCGGTTCGTCCACATCTACCCGGACCACTCCGAGGACGTCTCCGACCAGATCAGCATGTTCCTCCGAGATGGAGAAATCTCCCTCGTCGCCGTCGACTCCGTCGGCGGCATGGAGTCCAAGGCCGCCTTCGAAAAGCGCGCAGAGGACTCCGCCATGGGAAAGAACTCCCAGGTCATCTCCCGCATGGTCAAGCGCGTCGCGGGCCTGTGCCGGGCGAACAACGCAGCCGTGATCTTCGTGAACCAGTACCGGGCCGACATCGGCAACCCGCGCGGCGGCCAGAAGTCCGCCGGACCGAGCGCCCTGAAGTACAACACCACCACGAAGATCAAGATGAGCCGGACCGGCGAACCGACGAAGAAGGTGTCCATCACCGACGCCGTCTCCAAGGCCCCAGCCGAGCTGGAAGTCGCCCGCCAGATCCGCGCCCGGGTCGAACGCAACAAGCTCGCCCCGCAGGGCCGCGTGGCCGACTTCTGGTTCCGCAACGTCGCCACCGACAAGTACGGCCCCGTCGGCATCGACCGCGCCGACGAAGCCATCACCCTCGGCATCGCCACCGGCGCCATCAAGCGCCTGTCCACCGTCTCGTACGAGTTCCCCGACGGCAGCACCGTCAAGGGCGGACGCCCCGGCGTCGAGGCCGCCATCGCTGAGCGCCCCGAACTGGTCGAGGTGATCCGGGAGAAGGCCCTCGTCTCCATCTCCGGTGACGTCAAGGCCGACCACACCGTCTCCTACGACGACGTCCCCGACGGAGTCGACCCCAGCACCGGCGAGATCCTGGAGGAAGCCGCATGAACCGCCTCAAGCGCGCATGGGCCATCGCTGGAGAGCCCTGGTTCTTCTACGCCGTCATGAGCCTGTGCGCCCTCGTCATCGCCTACGCCTGGTACGTGGTCGGCCAGCAGGTCGACCTCAACCAGATCTCCCAGGACATCCACTACAAGCTCGGCATCATGGCCGCCCTGACCGCCATCGTCCTGGGCGCCTTCATGGGCATCACCGCCAGCCACCTCGTCCGCCGGTACGGCCCGGCCAAAGCGCTGCCCGTCGACCCGGACAACCCGCCGGAGAAGATGATCTACATCGAGAGCGACGAGCCGATCCGCTGCGCCTGCCACAACCAGCCGATCCCGGACATGACCGTGGTCTGGCACTGGCCCCAGCCCGCCAAGCTCGTCTGCGTCCGGAAGGGCCACGCCGAATGACCTGGCACTCCTGCGACCACCTCCCCCCGCCGGAGCCCTGCGCAACCCTCATCACCCGCTGCGCCGGATGCGGAGCCTTCTGGAGGCGCGTCTACCGCACCGCCGACGGATACCGCTGGAAGCCGGTCAACGGCTTCTCGGCCTGGCGCCTGCGCCGTCGGTTCGCGGGGGTCAAGCCGTGACCGACAAGGGCCTCAACAAGCGCATGGGCGACGCGCACGAGGAACGGCTGGCCGAGGTGCTGGGCATGCGCCAGACCCGGGGGAGCGGCAACCAGTGGCGCGACCAGATGGACGCCAAGCATGACCGGACGACGTGCACCTTCGCCTTCGCGGTCGACGGCAAGTCCACCCTGGCCAAGTCCATCAGCATCACCCGCGCCATGTGGGAGAAGGCCGGAGAGCAAGCCAGCGGCGAACTGCCCATGCTCGCACTCCGCTTCTACAACAACGCCTCCCTGGAAGTCCACGCCGACCTGGCCGTCTGTGACCTCCTGGACTTCGCTGAGATGCGCGACGCCGCCGAGAACTGGCACAAGGCCAAGCCCATCCTGCAGGCGCTCATCGAACAGGGCCCGCGCTGCATCCCGGTCCTCGTAGAACTCGCGCGCAACCTCATCAACGCTGATCAGTGAAGTGAGACCTCATCATGCACCTTGACATGGCAGACGACTGGAACTACATCCTCGCCAGCCTCGACGTGGTCGGCCTGGTCGCCCTGCGCGCCGTCGGCAAGAAGAACGCCAAGGGCTGGCTGTGGGCGATGTTCACCCAGGCCGTCTGGATCGCGTACTCGCTCGCCACCCTCCAGTGGGGCTTCCTCGCCGTCGCCGCCGTCAAGTTCGGCGTCTACACCTGGAACTGGATCTCCTGGATCCGCAGCGACAAGGCCGAGACCAAGCCCAAGACACGCGAGGAGCTGGCCCTGGAACTGGCCCGAGAGCGACTGCCGAAGGGCACTGACGAACTCACGGTGCTGCAAGCCGCCTCCATGCTGACGAAAGCCCTCAAGGTAGTCGAGCTGTACCCGGAGAAGACGAAGACAGGGCCGACCACGTGACGTTCACCCCCTCCTTCCGCCGGGTCGGCTCCATCGGCAGCGACCTGGTGCTCATCCCGCTCATCGAGAACGCCATCCAGCAGTGCGCCTTCCCCACCAACTTCGTCGTGCGCCTGCGCTCGTACGCCGCCAAGCGCGAGCCGGACGGCTGGTTCCACCCCTCGACCCACCCGACCATGGACGAGCGCCAGCTGTACTACTACCTCGCCCAGCCGGACAAGTGGGACGAGCCGGAGTTCGACTACGGACCCCGGATGAGCGTCCTCATGGGCACCGTCATGCACGAGGTCGTCCAGACCGTCATGATCAAGCTCGGCCTGCTCGTCCCCCCGAAGGGCACCTGCGTGTGCTGCGGCAAGCCCCACGGCAAGGGCAACGGCAAGTGCGACGAGTGGGGCGTCCGCGACGACCGCCTCCGCCGACGCGGCCACATGGACGGCCTGCTCGACATCCCTGGCTGGTGCGAGCCCGGCGACGGCATCTTCGACCTCAAGACCTGCGCCCCGCCGGTGATCAGGCACATCGACAACAACGACCTCGACGCCTTCAAGATCAAGTGGCCGAAGTACTACGGCCAAGCCCAGGAGTACATGGCCTGCACCGGCAAGCAGAAGGCGCTCATCCTCTTCCTCGCCATGAGCGAGGGCTGGGTGATGCGCGAGTTCACCATCCCCCGCGACGACCTGTACATCGCCCGCCTGGAGGCGAAGTACCGCACCGTCCTCGCCCACGTAGACGCCGGGACCCCGCCGCCCGTCGCCTGCTGCCCCGGCGGCGCCAAGGCCCGCAAGTGCCCCGCCACCCGCTGCACCGTCAAGACCGGGCTCGCCGCCTGAGCCTCCGCCTCCTCTGACCGCCATCGGAGACCCCTGTGAAGAACCAGCTCGCCATACCCGCCGTCGAGCGCCTCGCCCGCCGCAACGCCTTCCGCCCGCCCGTCTTCAGCGACTTCGCCGTCGCCACGGTGCAGGCCTTCGACCAGTCCCTGAACAACACCGGTATGGTCCTGCTCCGCTCCTGGGGCGAAGGCATCACCCTGCTGGCCACCGGCATGATCCGCCCCTCCACCTCGGCCACCGACCAGCAGAGCTGGGAAGGCAACTACGCCCGCGCCGAGGACATCCACGCGGGCATCGCCTACCACCGCAAGGGCTACGCCTCCATGGTCGACAACATCATCTACGAGCGGCCCCCGGTCCACGGCAAGCGCACCGAGTCCATCATCCTGGCCGGACGCGAGGTACACCGCGCCACCGACGGCAAGGCCGTCATGGTCGACAACCGCCACGCCAAGAAGCTCATCGTCGGCCGGGCCGGGAGCAGCCAGAACCCCGTCACCAAGGCCCACGTCAAGGAAGCCGTCGAGGCGTACATCACCCCGCCCGAGGCCAGCGGCAAGCTCATGCCCTGGAACGAGCACGTCCGCGACGCCTGCATGCTCGCCCTCGCGTGGCTCCTCGACGAGAAGCACCGCCAGGCCCAGGAGGCCGCCGTAGAGCTGGAGGCCGCCGCGTGAACAGCGCTGAGGACGTCGCCGAGTTCGCCCAGTTCCTCAGCGACACGCAGGCCGTCAAGCAGGCCAACCGTGTCATCAACGGACTCGCCCACGAGGCCGACAAGCCGCTGGCCGTCGACATCGACCCCGATCGCACCCGCGAGACGGCCACGGCCGGGTTCTCCCGGATGCGCACCGAGTGGCGGCCGGGGGAGGGCGCCGAGGTCGCGGGCATCGTCCAGCAGGCCCAGGGCATCATCTACCGCGCGTTCCCCGACGCCTACCTGGTCATGAACGAGCTGTGGATGCTCGTCCGCGAACCCGTCGTCGACCAGAGCACCGGCGAGATCCAGACCAACCTCTTCGGCTGGCCCGAGTGGCAGAAGCACCCCTCCGGCGCCTACGTCGAGGACTACACCCGCCTCGCCAACCGCGAGAAGGACGACTTCCTCCTGCGCATCACCACCGGCCTGCTGGAGTGGGAGCAGAAGGCATCCACCCTGTGGCTGGAGTCCATGCTGGCCAAGGGCCGCTGGGAGGAGTCCATGGCCAGCGGCTTCGTCTCGCCGACCGGCCGGGTCACCGTCGAGGAGCGCACCCAGCGCGGCCGGGCCTACGCCGCCGAGGACCGCTACCACGCCATCTTCCGTGCCGCCGTCTCCCGGTCGGCCGACAGCCTCATCCGCTCCCTGGAGCGCATCGGGCAGCGATTGAAGGACTCCCTGACGGCCTGAGTCCTGTCTGTGGTCCAACTTCGATCGACGAAAAGTTGGAGTTGCGGGCGGGGGCCTGCTTATGCTGACACAGAATTCCAGATGTGCTGCCGCCACATGCACATCCGGGAAGGCGCGACCGCCACGCGTCAGTAAAGGAACCCGCCTGCATGACCATTGACGTGCGCGTGCTCCGGGAACTGTTCCGGCATCTCCAGGCGTGGAACACCCTCTATGAAACGGAGGGTATGGACACGATAACTGGCCCGGACGGTACCGAGTACTGCATCCACGACATCGTCCACCTCTACAAGAACGCCGTCGAAAGGCGCGGCGAAAACGGAAAGCACCTGCTTTCCCCCCGCCAGCGCGAGGCAATTCAGCTGTTTCTCATTGAGAACCGGCCCGAGCGGGAAGTCGCCCGCCTCATGGGCGTCTCCGAGGACAACCCCGTCGCCTCCTACGCCACCCAGGGCCTCGTCCGCCTCAACGAGCTGATCAAGGCAGGCGTCATCCCCGGCAACGGCAGCGCCGACGAGGGGCTGGAGGCCGTGGCAGCATGAGCGACCGCATCCGTAACGGCGTCGATGCCGACCTCGAAGCCCAGGCCAACGCGATCCTGCGCCAGTCCTTCCTGGACAACCCCGACCCCGAGGCCAAGGCGCTGATCCTCACCGAGTACATGCTGCAGAACCGCCTCAAGCGCGAGGTCTTCGTGCCCGGCGGCACCCCCGACGGAGCCGTCCGCAAGGGCTCCTTCCACCGGGCCATCAACCGCCAGCACCCCCACCTCAACGCCGCCGAAGGCGTCGCCCGGCCGCAGCACAGAGTCCCGCTGAAGGCCGAAGAGTGAGCGACAACCTGCCCGAGGTCCTCGACCCCGACACCTCCGGCCCGGTCAGCATGGTCATGGTGCGCGTCGGCAACCGCACCGTGCCCGCCAAGACCGGCCTCCGCTGCCGCGTCTGCCAGTCCCCCCACCGCGCCCAGATCGAGGCATGGATCCTGGAGGGCTACACCCGGCCCACCATCCTCGCCTGGCTCAAGGACATGGAGGAAGGCCCCCTCGGCCACCCCACCGAGAAGGCCCTGCGCAGCCACACCGACCGCCACCTCCCCTTGGGTGCCCGCGCCGAGGCCGCCATCCTCGAACGCCGCACCGAGGCACTCGGCGACGAGATAGAAAAATTTGGCGGCCGTGTCGCAGACCACCTCTCCGCCCTGGATATGGTCGTCCTGAAGGGCTTCGACGCCCTTCAACGAGGAGAAATCAAACTCGGCGCCACCGACCTGATGAAGGCCATCGACCTCAAGCAGAAGATCGACGCTTCTGTCGAGGGCGGGCTGGACGACAAGAAGTGGCGCGCAATCCTCATGGAGTACATGAAGACCGCTGTCGAGTTCATCCCGCCAGAGAACCGGCAGGCTTTCGCCCAGGCGCTCAGCAGAAATCCCGTGCTGCTCGCCATGGCACAAAGCAACCAGCAACAAATGTAAAAAACTCCGGTCCGCCAGCCGGAAACCACCACCACTCCTTCCGCCAGAGGAGAACAGCCCGTCATGCACCTCCGCGAGCCATCCACCACCACCCTCGCCGACCTCGATCTCGCCTGGAAGAACCGCGACCGCGAGTGGACCTCCGACGCCTGCGTCCCCTCGGTCGACTTCCCCCGAGAGGCCAAGCACGAGCCCTCCATCCTCCTCGGCGACCACGAGATCACCCTGGACGAACAGGCCATCGAGCTGCTCTGCGCCTTCTACCAAATCCCCACCGCGTACTTCCGCCGCATCACCGCCGAGGAACGGCACTTCGTGATGAACATGCGGATGACCCACGCGGAGGGCGAGGTGACGATCACCTACAACGACCGGGGCATCACCGACGTCCGCAAGCCGACCAAGCCCCGCTTGGAGGCCGAGGAGTTCGTCCGCATCGCCCACCGGCTCTACCCGGCCTCCTCCACCGTG